TGATACTTTCCCTTATATGCCATCTAAATAACTAATAATGTAAGACTCGTATAAGGTATTTAGAGTGGCAGCACCTAGACCAAGAAGGATATCAGATTTTAAACCAGCACTAACTAACCTAGCACAAACCTCACATTACCAGGTTATTTTTGGTGGACTTCCACTACCTTTGAGACAGCACTTAAATGTTCGTGGAGTTGGTTATAGGTTCATTACTGAAACATCAGGACTTCTTTGTTACTCTGCTTCTTTACCTGGAAGTTCCCTTGCTACTGCTAATATTAAAGGGAACTTCATGGGAGTCGTTGAGAATATGGCTCATACAAGACTCTTTACTGAGATAGGTCTGGAGTTTTATGTTGATAATGAGTATAGAACTCTTAAGTTCTTAGAGCATTGGATGGAATTTATTGCTAATGGTTCTGCTCATAGAAAAGCATCTGATAACTATTACTTCAGAATGGAGTATCCATCAGACTACAAATCAAACCAAACAAAGATTATTAAGTTTGATAGAGACTATGGTGAGAATATAGAATATACCTTCTGGGGATTATTCCCAAGAGACCTTTCATCCACAGTAGTCAAGTATGATAACTCAGAAATATTAAAAGCATCTGCTCGTTTCAGTTACGACAGATATATCTGTGGTAAAAATGACAGTTACTCTATTCATAGAGGAAATGAAGAAAATAAGGAAGAGCAGAAGAGTTCACCACAGTCACAGACTTTAGTTCCACAGAGAGGAGCTTCTGGCGTTGTCTTGAGAAGACAGGATCAATCTGTAGCAGAAACAACAAACACAAACTCCTGGGTTAATCAAACTGGAGAACGCAACGTCCTGAATGGTTACTAAATATTCCTAACTGAACTTTTTGGGTTGTTATGCCTTTACCAAAGATCTCTACACCAACCTATGAGTTGGAACTGCCTTCGAGTGGAAAGAAAATCAAATATCGCCCCTTCCTTGTAAGAGAAGAAAAAATTCTTATCATCGCAATGGAAAGTGAAGATGATAAGCAAATTACTAATGCTGTTAAGGAAGTTATTTCCAACTGCATTTTAACCAGAGGCGTTAAAATCGAACAACTATCTACATTTGATATTGAATATCTGTTCTTGAACATCAGAGGTAAGTCTGTTGGTGAAGAAGTAGAAGTTCTTGTAACTTGTCCAGATGATGGAGTCACTCAAGTTCCAACTTCAATCAACTTGGATGAAATTAAAGTTCAAACTTCAAAAAATCATAATAGAGATATTAAACTAGATACTGATCTAATCTTGAGAATGAAGTATCCTTCGATGGAGGAGTTCATCAAAAATAATTTTAGTGTTGAAGAAATTAATTTAGAGAACACTTTCGATCTTATCTCTTCTTGTATTGAGCAAGTTTACTCCGAAGAAGAGTCTTGGTCAGCATCTGACTGCACTAAGAAAGAACTTAGAGAGTTTCTTGAGCAGTTGAGTTCCAAGCAGTTTAAAGAGATTGAAACTTTCTTTGAGACAATGCCTAAGTTGTCCCATGTAGTTAAGGTCAAAAATCCTAACACTGGTGTAGAGAATGAAATTGTTCTGGAGGGACTAAACGCTTTTTTCGGGTAAGTATGGCTCATGAAGATCTTGAGTCATACTTTAAGGTAAATTTTGCCTTGATACAGCATCATAAATACTCATTGACTGAGATAGAAAACATGATACCTTGGGAAAGAGAAGTTTACCTCACTTTCCTAAAACAACACATTGAGGAAGAGAATTTAAAACAACAGCAAGCTGAACTAAATGGCTGAGTTTTCGCCAATTATAACTGGTTTAAGACCTAGAAGAACTAGAGTATCTGCCTTTACGTTTTTAAATCGTCCCCAAGAAAAACCAAGGGACGATTATAGAACAACTCTTGCGCTGCAACAAAATAAAATTGCTTTCGAAAGCATAAACTCTTCCATCGCAACTTTATCGGCACAAGTTTCCGCACTCAATACTTCTCTGATTGGTATTGCTCAAGAGGTAAAACAAACATCAGCATTAGATCAAGCAAGAGAAGCACAGAAGCAAAGGCAGGAACAGATACTTGCGGAACAACAACTCAGAGAAGGTAAAGAGAGTGTTGTTGAGCGCAAGATGCAAACTTCACTCCTTGCTCCTGTTAGAAAGGTGGGAGCAAAGGCACAATTTACTTTATCCAGGTTAGGAAACTTCTTTATGGTTCTCCTAGGAGGTTTCCTAGGAAACATGGCGATACAAACTCTGGGTGCTTTAATATCTGGAGATAAAGAAAAACTAGAAGAACTTAAGAAAAAGTTTTTCGATAATATTGGAATTGTAAGTGGGTTATTCCTACTGTTTAGTGGTGGATTTGGAACCATACTCGGATCCATCAGTAGACTAACTGCTACTTTAGGAGGAGCACTATTTAAAAATCTTTTACTGAGACCAGTAAATGCCTTATTGGGATTAGTAAAATCTGGTGCTGCCTTATTACCAGGAGCAACTAGATCTGGTCAAAGAAACGGAAACAATGCTGGAACACCAGCAAAACCATCAAAATCAAATAATCCATCAGCAAAACCAAGAGGATTTGCTGGGGGTGGAATCTTTAAAAGACTACCAGTTTTGGCTGGAACTATTCAAGGTATATCGGATATATTTTCCGGTGAAAGTATAGGAAGAACTGGTGCTGGATTGGTTGGTATGGGAGGATTGGGTCTTGCAACATCCTTCTTGAACCCGTATGCTGGTCTTGCAGTATTCTTACTTGGATCTGGATCTGCTTCAAACTTCGCAAAAGACATATACGAACAGAGTGGTTTAGAACAACAATTCCCAGAATTAGGGACTAATATAACAGATGTTAAGGGTGGAATATTTAATATTTTCCAGAACATGGCTGGATCGCAAGTTGATATTCAGAGGAATGCTAATCAACAAATGCCTGATTTGGTTTCTACAGATTCTCAGGGGAATGTAACAGTAATCAATACCGAATCTCAGTCTGGTGGTGGATCTGTGGTAGCACCACAAAGAGATCTTGGAAGAGCGAATTACTTGCCCAATATTCCAAGTTCAAATCCAGAGAACTTCTACGTCATGTATTCTAGAGTACAATACAACGTAATAGGATAATATGGCATATACTTCTTCTCTTAATGTAAAATCAATTGGACGTTCTATGTCCAATTTGAATAAAAGTCTCTTGAAAGCTAGAGATTCTGCAAAGTCCGTTAGGACAACTATTTTAGAATCAAATAGAAGTAAAAGGAAATCTTTTTCAAGTAGTTTGAGTGCATTTAGAAAAAGAAGAGAGGCTGCAAGAAGAAGAGAAAGAGAAGATATCGTTGAGGCATCTACCGTTGGTGGAGCAATACAAAAATCCAGAACTGCTGTTGTTAATAGTACAAAGGGATTCCTAGGAAGAATACTTGATTTCTTAGGCACACTATTAGTTGGGTGGGCACTTACAAATCTACCAAACATCATCAAGATGGGTGAAGGTTTGATGGAAAGAATGAAAAAATATTTTGATATATTCAACGAATTCAAATCAGGTCTTCAAGACTTCTTGATAACATTTGGAGACATGGTTGGTGAAGTTGGTACAGCACTTCAGAATAATGATTTTATTACAGTTCAAAGAAGTGCTCAGAAATATATGGGTAGATTGCAGGATTCATTTAGGAAGATGGAGAATTCTGTAGACTCTGTTATTAGACAATTAAGAGCAGATGTTTATGAATTATTGGGAATAGATCCACCACCAGAAGAGGATACTGGATCTGGTGCTGATACTGGTGCTGATACTAGTGGTGGCGGAAGTGGGGATCCTGCTGGAATTCCTGCTTCCGGTGGAAATAAGTTCAGTGGAGAGGCTGCTAAGATTCCACCTGAGGGTAAAGCACTTCTGGATGCTATCGCTGGATCAGAATCTGGTGGTTATAATCGCAGATATCCATCCAAAACATTTAGTGGATATGATGATCACCCAAGAAAGGGTGAACTCATTCTAAGTGGTCCAAACAAAGGGAAAAGAAGTGATGCTGCTGGTAGATATCAGTTCATATCTACAACTTGGGATCAGTACAAAAGACCTGGTGCTAAGTTTACACCAGAAGAACAAGATCTTGCAGCGTATAGATTAGCAATTGCTGCTTATGGATATGGTGAGCAAGGACTTTTGAAAGCACTTAGAGAAGATCCTTTAAAAGTAGCAAACAAACTAAGTGGAACTTGGACTTCTCTTCCTGGTGGTATTGAACCAAATAATGCTACTAATGGTTTCGTAAACAGATATAATGCAAGTGTAAAGAGATATAGACAGCAACAACAATCAAGACCAGCACCAAAAACTATACAGAAAACGGAGTCAAACAAAAAAGAATATCAAGGTGGATACACTCAACAAGAAATTGAAATGCTTAAGAAAGCAAATCCAGGTTTTAATTGGGGTGATTTTCTTGAGCAGAATAGTAGCAGTAAAACCACACAAGAATTTGAATTTGCTTCATCTAAGATGAAGTTTTCACCAGAAATTGCACAGTTTAAACCAAGGATACCTACAAATACTTTAATAATAAGAGAAAAAATAAATCAGGCACCACAAGTCGTTACTACTGGTGGTGGTGGATCTCAAGGTCCTTCATTCCCTACTGAGGTAAATAGTACTGGAGACTTATTCAAACAAATAACCCTCACACACGCAACGGTATAAAAATAAATGGCTGCAATAGATGCTTCACTGTATGAAGAGATTATCATAGAATCTTCGGATGGAAAGAGATCTGTTGATCTTAGGTTTGGTATTGTTGCGCTCAAATATTTTGAGGATTTGTTCTCACCAACATTAACGGCACAGATGACCATTGTTAATACTGGTGGAACAATTCCAACAGAAGATGGTTCTTATCAGTCAATATATAGTGGTCTACCATTAAGAGGTGGGGAAAGAGTATCCATAAAAATTGCTGGTAACTCTGATACTAATAAAGGATTAGATCTTAGCACTAAAGACAATTACATGTATGTCTCTAAGGTAACCAATGTTATCCGAGAGGGACAGAGAGAAATATTCACTCTTCATTTAGTCTCCAGGGAAGCGATTGCTAATGAGACTTCTAGGGTTTATAAAAAGTTTTCAAAAGGACCTATTGATAAGCATGTTAGAGATATTTTAAAAGAAAATTTACAATCACAAAAACCTTTAAAATATGATCCAGTAGAGTTTCAATATTCTTTTATTGGAAATCTTAGAAGACCTTTTAATGTACTGGTCTGGTTGGCTGCAAAGTCAATCCCAACTACAGGTATTCCTGGATATTTTTTCTATGAAACTATCGAAGGATATAATTTTAAATCTGTTGAGAATCTGATTGCCGAAGGAAAACAAAACGTATCAGCAGAATATTTCCATCAGGAAGATCAAGACTACAAAAAATCGAGAGACAAAAGAATATTGAGTTATAATATCAATGTTAATAACGATCTGTTAGAGAATTTGAGACTTGGAACATATGCAGCATTCTTTGCAGAATATGATCCTTACCTAGCAAAATTTAGTTTACCTCAAGAAGGTAAGAGAACTCTTAGAGATTTTTCTGGAACAAACCTTGGAGATGATCCAGAGATACCACAGATATTGAGTTCGAATGGATTTGATTTAAGTAATATTCCAAGTAGAATTTTAACATCTGTTCTTGATGTTGGAACACTGGAAAAGAATGTTGCGTATGATTATACCAAAACAAATTATAGAGATGCTCTTTTTAGATACAATTATCTCTTTACACAAGTCTTGAATATGACTGTTCCACTCAATACGGAATTGAAAGCAGGTAATGTTATTAAGTGCAACTTCCTCAAAATTTCAAATAACAGTAGAGAATTTGACCGTGAACAAAGTGGTCTATATATGATAAAAGAACTATGCCATCATTTTGATGGGACTCAATCCCTAACATCTATGAAGTTGCTTAGAGATACATTTGGCGACGTATAAAAATTAAAAAAGAATGGAAGAATTTTTACTCAAAAGTAATTTTATAGGTAGAGATGGTTTTGTCTGGTGGATAGGACAAATCCCTCCAGTAGATGCGTGGGCTCAGCAGGCAACTGGTCCTGGATGGGGAATTAGATATAAAGTCCGTATTATGGGGTATCACCCATATACTGAGGCAGAGTTGAGTAATGAGGACTTGCCCTGGGCGCATGTGATGCTTCCACCTGGTCATGGTACAGGTTCGGCAAGTACATTTAAGAGTGTTCGTTTTAACCCTGGTGATACTGTAATTGGATTCTTTCTGGATGGTGAAAGTGGTCAACACCCAATTATCATGGGTGCCTTTGCTAACTCCGTAGATGTTGTAAAGGACGCAGAAAAGTTACCTTTCGCACCATTCTCTGGTTATAATGAATATATTAAAGAACCTCCAAAAGGTGCTCTCCAAAAGAGTGAGTCTGGAGATCAAAATGCTGCTACTGCACCACAACCTGCAGGTCTTAGTCCTTCTGATTCTAAAAAGGTAGATCCAAATAACCCAGCAGCAAAAAGAACATCTGATGGAAAGATAATACGCCTACCATGTGGAACTGAGGGTGAAGATACCAAAGGTAATAAAGGAACCATTACCAAAATTAAAAATGCTATTGAGGG